GCGTCAGCATTGATGCGCCCATTCTTGTCCAACTGTAACAAGCTAACAAACTGCTGCATCCGCGCTTCCTGTGTGTCGGGATCGTTGTTCAGAATGTCAAAGCTCACCGTAACATCAAAGTCCTCGTCAGGGTTGCCCTTATTAAACTTCATTGGATCGGCAACACCTGTAACACGGAAGAAAACCTCATCTGGGCCGAAGCGTTGATAGCATTTGAATGCCATCTTCAGAACATCACGGGCGTGATTGAGGAACTTTGAAACAAAAAACTGTTGGCGGATAGACGTAAGCGGATTGTTGGGGTTGAGGCCAACCAAATCATCTGCGGCGGTGAGCATCGTTCGCTCCATCTCCACACTGCCGGGGTTGTATTGAGGAACAGGACCAAACGAAAACTCGCCTGCTCTACGATAGGGAACATACCTACCCGGCCCCCAATCCGCTGGTGGGTTTCCCACCGGGTGCATAATGGGCGGCAGGGTGGCTAAGCTGTTACGGTCCGTGCGACTGTCGCGCTCAGTCTTTACACTGTCCTGATAGCCACGAAGCAGCTCAGGAAACGTCTGGATGTCATACATCCTCTTAGAGTCATTGCTGAGACGGGTAACAACAAACGGATAGTCATTGTATCCGTTCAGCAATTCAAATTTGGCGTAGGCTTGCACATCAGCTTCCCCCGTGAACTTGGGGTGCATAATGGTGCGGTAGATGCCCTCACTGCCGTCCTCTGGGTCAATGAGCCGCTGGAACGCATAAACAATTTCAATGAGTTCGTCAGCGTTATATTGCTGGCGATATTTGGAAAGACCAGTGGACCGCGTGCCATAGACGCTTTCCATGTTGTAGGTGTTCACCCCACGGAAGTGGGACACGACATACTCAGCCCAGTCCTCATCCCATCCATCAGACGTTACGCAGGAAAGAACTTCTTGGACGGTAAGGAAGGTGCGATAGAATACAAATGGGGCGCGTTGTGGGTCCAAACAGTAGGACGGGAAGAACACATCTCCATCAGGAGCGCAGGCTTGAACGTAGGGCCGGTCAATGCTTAGACGGCTAATAGGAAGCTCGCTCACTCCCTTCTTTCGTAGCTCCACCAAGGCTTTCTTGGCGCGGCTATCCACTACGTCGGGATAAACCGTCCGAAGCATATCAATGACTTCCTTGTCGTTCTTGCCCTCAATGATGAGCTGGGCAAGTTCAGGACTGGTGGCAGCAATTTGCTGCAAGTCGATTTTTTGTAAGAATTTTTTTTCTACCCTCTCCCATCCAACGTAAGTAATCATCAAACCGCGCTCTAGAAGGTAGTTACCACCCAGCTCCATCTCTTCGCGGAAACGCGGGATGTAACTTGATAGCATCCATTTAAGGAACGCACTCGTAACACGGGATCGTCCCGTATCTCCCTGCTCAACAGGGTAGGCGCGAATGTTGGCTTTAGCTAGAGCAGACGTAAAAATAGAAACGTAAGTGCTAATCTTCTCATCAATGACACGAGCCTCCGTGTCAGACGCACCCTCCCAAGGGAACGCATCCCCACCGTGTTTTCGCAAGTCACTTGATTTACCCGGCCAATAACATCGCCGCTCATCAGAACTATTGACGCACTGATTGAAGTAGGTTCCTAGCTCCGTGGTTGTCCTATCGTATGCAGACTTTAGGGCAACGACGTTTGGACCATCACTCTCTACAAATGTCAGGGCGTGTTGCTGTTGAGTTTCTTGCATAATTTTGCGTGGGATATTGCGCTCTTGATAATACCATGAACGTATTCCTGCGAGCGACCTATCTTGTCGGATAGCTCATCAGGGAAGAGTTCCGACGAGTTCTGCTCTTCAAATCTCTTAATCTGTTCGTAGCGCAGAAGCCTATCGCTCTGTTCAAGTAACCATTTGCGGCTCACCGTAATGTCAGGTGCTAAGGAATTCGTGTCGGTAACTGGTGCCGTTTTCATCAGTGATGGCTTCTACGTTAATTTGTTTGCCCTCTAGTTTATTGGTTAAACGACGAGGAATGGCTACAATGGACTTGCCCTCTACCCCCTCTACAGAGGCAAACACCCATTGCGGGTTGCGGGCTTGAGAAATAACATTGGCTCTCATAAAGCGCGGCTTGTCTGGCTCTGCTTTATTGAGCGTTTCTACGCTTTGTATTCTGGCTTTTACACTTTTAGCTTTCATCAATATCCTCCTTTAGAACGAGTTCTGGGTTGAGTTGTTTCATCTACAAATCTAATGTTGTCAATGCACGCATAGCGGATGACATCTATTGGGTCTTTCCATGCTTCATCTGTGCCGCCGTCTCCTGTGTATTCCTGAAGGGCGGTGATGATGTTCTGGCAATTCTCCGACACATAGAAGTGCGGACGGTTGAGACTATCCATCTTGGTCTTACGATTGTATGCCATCTTGCTCTGGATGGCTTGGATGCCGTCCTCAATGTCCAAACCGGGAGCTGGGATAAAGGTTAAACCGTTGTCCGCCAGGTCTTCAATGATGCTACTAGCCCCGTTCTGTGATTGATACTTAGCCGCGCCCAACCGTGGGTCAATGAGACGTTCCGTTATTGTTTCTCCGTTGTCGCTCTCACAGCGAGTGATCAACTCAACGTAGTCTCTTATCCCATAACCAAGCCCCTTGTTCCCGTCTCCACCAACCCACTTGCCTCCATGCCACTTGGCCCAGTCTCCCACGTTCACATCAGGCCACTCACGATAGACGTAGTAGGTTTCGCTCTCATCCACGGCTATCCAGCACATGAACCAGTTCTTGCGCCCAGCCGGGTCTAGCACCATGTAACGGGTTACGTTTTCACGCGGTATCTTGTCATGTGGTATAACATTAACCTCCCGCGAGAACATAGGGAAACGGGTGGACGCACTCTTGGTGGGAACCCCGTAGGCTCTGGTTAAGACTTCTTCTTCGCCCCTACCTTGTAAGTCCTGAGCAATGCGATCATACCCACCAAACGGATTGTCCTTTGAATGGAAATAGATAATCGCGCTGTTTCCATTTGCAGCGTGTTGAATAAACGGCACTGGTCTGTCGTTGAGTAGCTCTGCCAGCTTTGTCTCAACAGTTCTTGCTTTCTCAAGGTAGTCTCGCACCACTTCCGTGTAACCGTCAATCGGAGTGAATGTAACAATGATTTTGGCATTACGGGTAGCCAACCTAAAACGCAGAGTGCGTAGTAGCTCAGGGCCAATAAGGTATTCATCACACCAAGCCCCAAGATTGAGCCACACCGGCTCACGACTACCCAACTCCGCACCTTCCAGAATAGTATCGTTGTTAAGAAATTGAGCATAGGTTTTGAAGATGATGTGGCTCTTGGTTCCCGGCAGGATGAGACTGCTTTTTGAGAACCCGTTCTTCCGCGTGTAGCTAATGTTTTCTTCAGCACTAAGCGTTTTCTTCCTAAGCTCTTCGGGGAGTGCATCATAGATAGCGCATTGTTGTTGGCGAATTGATACGTCCGCATTCTGTGCGAAACACATTATCACACTACCCGGATTGTCCATTGCGGCCTTTACCACGGCTGTCGCTGCCCACGTTGTCTTAGACGAACGATTGCCGCCACTCACAAGTAGTTCATTGAAAGAATCTAACAAGTCCTCTGCCTTCTTCCAATGAGGCAGCTTAAACCCATACCGATAGGGATCGCGCACACTATTCTCAATGGCCTGATGATAGATGTCGTAGAGACTAGCTAGAGCCTCTGGCTGCATTTGCGCCATCTCCTCATTGGTTGGTGGCACAAGAATGGCGTGTTTCCTCCAAATCATATCTCCACAGCCTCCTTCTGTAACGCCGCCCTAGCATCCGCTATGGCCTTCATAGCATCCTCCAAGCTAGGCTTCCCCGCCTTGTGCTCCACCACCACCTTGTTCTCCCCTAGAGCCTGCATCCCCTTATCCACGGCTATCCCATAGGACAAGACAAGATCACGAATGTTTACCTTAGCTAGAGCGTCAGGATTGTTCGCCAGCATCTCCAGCTTCTGTTTAGCCAACAACCTCAGACCCTCTGCCATCTCAAACCCATCTGCCGCCAACTGCTTCCGTCTCACCTCTATGGCCGTCTCATGCCGCGCCTTCACCTTACTAATCTGATTGAACGAGAAGCCCGTAGCTTCAGCTATCTCTTCCCATGTATTCCCCTCCGCTAGTTGCTCCAAACACAGCATAGCCTTCTTCGGCTCCCTTGCCTCTAGGGTGCGACAATCACTGTCCACTAGGGAGGCCAACAGGACAGGGCTGATGTTTTCTATGCTCATGCTTAAAACAAACTAGACATAGAAAGCCAAACAAAAACAATGAAAAAAAGTCTTTGGACATTCTACTTCTCGCTTGCGTATGGATTGTATCCAGCCCCCAAAAATTCTGTCAAGACATTTGTTTAACTATGTTTCCATGTCTTCTTCAACTATGTTTTCCCGTCTCTCCTTTTAGGAAGGCTCCTTTAGAATATTTTTTTATGGTGGCGTTCTTACCAATTATAAGTCAGCCACCGACCAAAAATTGACCCCCCTCCCCCCTCCTAGCTCTGAGGAAGAAATGAACATTCAGACTGAATGAACAGAGAACAATCAATAAGAACGTTCAGAGATCATTCAGAGCTAGGGTAGGACAAGGGATGTCTCACCTATCAGTGGCAAAGGATGGGTGGGACATAGTATGTCTCACCCGAAAGGCATTTTTGGGGGAGTAG